CAACCACATATCTATTACTTCACTATCGTCAGTTGGTATTGAAGCATTTATTATTATATCTAAATCTCTAAAGTCAAACTTTGTACCTTTTTTAATATTAATCCTATCAACTATATTTTCCCACATTCTTAAAAGTTCTTTTTGTAAGCCTTTTATTGTTTCTTCTTGTGATGTCTTAAGCCCAAAAAACTTCTTCATTAATGCTTTGTTTGAATCTGCATTTGTAAACGCTTCATCTGTTATGTTAGGTATAAATGTAAGCATTAAAATATATTCCATCAAAGTCTTTTTAAGTAATTCAACCGAGCTACTATCTATTGACTTACTAATCCATTCTATATCACCACTTGCGTCTGGTGTATAAAATACTTTGGCATTAAGTAAAGCATTATCTTCTTTTGCTCTGTCTGGGTTCTGTGTTTTGTTTCCATCTTCGTCTTCTATCATAGATGGATTTTCAGGCATATAACCAGTTACTTTTAACTTACAACCCATATCGTTATACTGCATTATTGAAGATGTGTTATTAATACATTGTTCTAGCTTTTGTATCAATGTTAATACATTTTCAAATAAAGCTCCTGTTGTTGCTTCTATTCCATAGAATGGTATTAAATCCCATTTTACTTCTTCTCTTAATCCTACATCCTCTGTATATTTCTTAGGCTCTAATACACTATTTTTAAAATACTTCTTATCTTCTTCTGTTGTTATAATAGCATTTGTTATAGTATTTCCATTTGTGTCTATCGTATCAAATAATTGTACTGCTCCTATTACATTTACAGGAAGTGAATAATCATATATCAACTCGCATTGCCAACTTGGTATTCTTGCAAATACTTGTTCATTATCTTGGTTTTCATAGTTTAACCAACGACAAGCTCCTGTTGTATAAAAGTCTAAACATATCTTTAAAAAGAAATCTCCTAAGTCGTTATAATCGTTTATGTAGTCAACTAATATCTTATACTCTTCAGGGTCTGCATTACTTCCAAATACTTTATCAAAAAACTTCTTTATTATAGTTTGTTTCTTTTCGTTTCTTTCTTCTTTTACATTAAATGATGGCTCTGCTCCTGCTATATAACCAGTTGCTACTTTACTTACATAAGCCTCTAATGGTATTCCATCTTTTTTAGTGTATTTCTTGTACATTTTAATTCTATGTTCTAATATTGGTTGTACATTATTTATTATTGCTGTTGCATTACTTGGGTTTGCCAAGTATTCACGTGTGTATTGTAACATTTAAGCACTCTCCTATCTCTTAAATTATATCACATATTAGGATTTTGTCTATTTTACTAAATTATACTATTATATCCAAATGACATAGTATTACTTTTAGTGTAATCTTCTATTGCATATCTACAAGCATCTATACTATGGTTATTCTCATCTGGATACTTGCTTTTAAAATCTCCGTATTTATCTTTTTCATACTCATACATTGTAAATTCTTTTGCCACGTTAGGGCATCTTACATTATCTATTATTATTTCCTCTAAACTTTGTAAATATCTTATTCCATATTCCACGCTATCTGGTCCTTTTTTAGCTCCTTTTACTTTCAAGCCTAGATACCTTAATTCATCTATTGATTTTGGCTCAGCACTATCACACGTTATATATGAATTGCCTACTTTAATTTGTTTTATTATTTCATATAACTTTCTATTGCTTAAACTTTGTTTGTATATCTCATTAAATATATACAACTTCTTTCGTGTTTTATCATAGTGACATTGCAAATAACAAGCTGGGTCGACTGCATATCCAAAGTCTAATCCATCAAGTATATTATCAAACCTTTTTATTTCATCATCTTCTATATGTCTTATTGTTACATTATCAAATACAGCTCCACCTGTACCTGTTGCTTCACCCAAATATTCATTTCTATATGCTAGTTCTTTTGTCTGCTTTAAGTGTTCTGCTTCTATAAAAAACTGTTCACCTAGCCATTCTCTTGGTACTGTTAAATATGTTGATGTATGAACTATTTTATCTGGTCTTTCTTCTAGGCTTTCAGCATTTACCCAGTTATTAATTGACTTTGGTGGATTATATGAGTAAAAACAAGTAAATACCTCACCACCACGCATAAATGTTTGATTAATAGTTCTTATTTCTTCCATACCAAAGAACTCATCAACTTCTTCATACCACAGATAACGACAATAGCCTTTTCTAAATCTAGTCGATTTTAACTTTTTAGGGTCATCAGCACCTCTAAACAATATCTGTTGCCCTGTTTTAATATAAGTCATTTCTAATGGGCTTTTCTTTATTTGCCAATAATCATATACGCCTAGCTTTTCAATAGCCCATATCAATTGTGAATATACACTATCTGCAAGCGTTCGTTCTATCTTTCTTAATACCACTGCATTTGTGTTTGGATTTTTCATTATGCCACGTATCAACTCTATACTTATAAAAGATGACTTTGTGCTAGCACGTCCACCCTTACACCATATATGAGTATATTTGTTTTGTTTTATATCTTTGTGCAATTGATAAAAAGATGGTGCTATTGCTTCTGTTAATCTCATAGTTCCATCTCCTAGTCTATATCATCTATTATAATTGGTGGTTCTATTATTTGTTGAACCTCAATTGGTTTTTCTCCCAATGTATCTCTCATAGCTACTAAATCATATGTATTGTCTTTAGACCTATCTATAATTCCTCTCGCTATATCACGCAAATCATCATCAGTTAATTCACTTCTTATTGCTTCCTCAATCATTCTTCTTTTAATTTTATTTTCATATCTAGCTTCTACTGATTTCTTTTGCATTTCTTTGCCACGTTTGGAATCAAAATGTATCAAATTGTCTTCCTTTGCCATATTGTATTCCCTCTTTCTCTTAATAAGCACTAATGAATAGATATATCAAACTACCTTGCCTATATTCATAGTTGGAGTAGTCATATCTACTCATTACTACCTATTAAGGTAGTTTTTATTTCTTTTTAGATTTTTTCTTTGTTGTTTTCTTTACTTCTTTCTTTGGTTTTACTTCTTCTTTAATCTTTTCTTCTGGTATTACTTCTATTAATTCTATGTATGCTCTATTATAATCATTATTGCCTAATAAGTAATCTGCCATTTGTTTTGTGCATTCAAACTCATCACCTTTTTTAAAATGATTTCCTTCACTATCTGTTTTTCTTGTGATGTTTTTTAATTCTTCCCATCTTTCTAAACTAAAGTTGTCTATTACTTTTGCTCTTATCATTTTGCCTCCTATTACGCTTTCTAATAATATTATATCATTTTTTGTATCTATATCGCAACTTTCATCATTTATTGCTACATATCCTGTTGTCATTGTGTGTACGTTTAACTCTTGATTATGTATGCTTCTATATAATTCCCACGTTACTGGTTCTCTACAACATAAGCCTTTATCTTTTGCTTCTTTTACTTTACCTATGTGTTCTTTAAATAACTCTATATCAGTTACTTTATAAGCTAGTGGCTCGTCGTGATGTTTTATATATCTTATATCGTTGTTATTGTAAGTACAGAAAAATAATACATCATCTGTTGGTGTTTCAAGTATTGTCTTTATTGCTTCCTTGCTATAATATACATCGCCAAATAAATATATTGTTGGCTCTGTTAATAGCTCTAGTGGAAAGGCATTTAACCAATAACCCTTGCCAAATGGATTATAATCATTGCTCTTTGGTTCGTATCTTGTAGCTCCTAGATTATCAAATCTTTCATCATGAGATGTTACTATAATGTCTTTAACTCCGTTTTCTTTTAATAATCTAATAGTTCTTTCTACTAATGCTTCACCATTTATTTTAGTTAATTGTCTTGGCGTTTCAAAATACTTATTTCTTGAATCACATAATATTATTACCATTGCTTATTTCCACCTTTTTCCATCTCTCTTTTTGTTTTTTCTACTCTTTTTGATAAATATTCATCTATTTTAGGGTCTTTTCCTTTTTCTTTTAAATATAACTCTAGTGTATCAGCATAATGCCTTATTGTGGATGTTTCCCAAGTTATATCTCTTACTGTGGTTACTGACTTTGTATTCTCACTATTCCATACATAAATCGCATCTTTTAGATTCTTAAATGTATTCATGTAGATACATATTCTGCAGTGCTGATTCCTGTCTTCCTTTAATGTACCTTCGTTATAAAGACATTCTTGTCTTGTTGCTAGGCTTTTCTTAATTACCTTGCCACTACTACCACTCCAACCTTTTATTGCCTCATATTTGTCTTTATAATTAGGCGTGACAACTTGTTTTGTATCTCCGTTAGCATACTTTGATAATCCTACAAATAATGCATCTGGTTCTCCTTGCAGTTTTTGATTTATCTTTTCAAGTGCATCTTTTTCTATCCAGTCATCGCTATCAACATACCATATATAATCTACATCATCACTCAATTGTAAATAGCCTTCATTTCTAGCCCCACCATTATATCTTTTTTGTTCTAGTTGGAATATCTTTATCTTTGATAATTTATCCATATAATTCATTGCAATATCTATTGAGCTGTCTGTACTCATATCATCAACAAATATAACTTCATAATTCTTATATGTTTGTTTCTCTATAGAGCTTAAACACTTATCTATTGTATGTTCATAATTATAGTTAGGTATTA